TAAATGAAAACCACATAAATGAATTATATATGGAAGCGATTAAACAACACAGATATGCATCAAATATTATTATGTGTAAAATTATGCAATCATTGCATGACAAACAAATTGATGAAATTAAAGCGCGTAATTTTATGAATTATATATATGATGCTAATCATGTACTAAAATACATAAAAAAAACAAACAAAGTGTGTTAATGTGAATTATGTTTTGAAGCAGTTAAACAAAATTGTTTTTCGCTTAGATATGTAGACGAACAAATATTGTCAAATAATGCAGATATAAACATGAATATTATTGGGAAAATTATATTGACATGGCGATAATAGAAAATAATATTGATATGTTTATAGAGGCGGTTCTACAAGATGTTAATATATTGACTAAAATTGATGAACATTATTATGGATGCTATACATTTGTACAGTATGCAATTAAGCAGCATATTGATAAAAATGGAAATATTTATTGTGAAATATTAAAAAAAAATAAATAATAAATGTCCAATTTGTCGAAATAATATTAAAATATTTTATATAATTGAACGTGACGATTTATGTAAAGTGCATAAAATTTAAAAATAAATGTTCAACAATATGACATATTTGATGAGCGGTTGTGCAAATTATTTATGTGTATTAACTGTTAAATATTTTTTTTATAAAATAAGATTATAATCATGAATCATTCGCCATTGAATCAATATAATCACAATAATTTTTCATTTGATAATGTGTCATTTTTTGACAAAAATGTGTCAAATAAATCAACACATGTTGAACATCCTGAATTTAACATGACACAATCAGTGCCTGTAAAAAAACAGAGACCTAAAAAATCTAAATGCGGATATACAATTAATTTAGATTATGCAAAAGCAGGATTAAGAGGTTCATTTTCAGATGACTATATGCGGGACGATGAATTGATAGGAATGTATTTTTCAAATGAAAACGTCAATCGAATTCAGTTACAAATAAAAAATGAAATAACATTGAGAACAAAAGGAAAATATGCGGTAGATGTTGATCAGGATATTGAAGACATATTAATTGTTATGGGGCATATAATGATAGAGGATGGACAATTTTTATTAACAAAAATAGTAAAACAGGTTAAAATTTTAAACAAAAGGGTCGTTGATTTTGTTGTTCCTGATATGATAAGTGAGATAACTCAAAATTATGGATACCAGCAAGAGATAAATAAACCATTGCAACAAATGATGCGACCAATGAACGTCAATAGTGCAGGACGAAAAACATTACCGTCAGTTACATCAATGTGGACACATTAATATGTTTAATGATTATACGTCACTTCATCATTTGTTAGTGAGTGTATTTGTTGTGTTATGTATTGTCTAACTTTTGTGTTAACTTTAAATAAGCTTTGTCCAATAAGTATATCACCTTTATTAGGTCCAGATGCTGAATAATAAATTTTTTTAATATTATATTTTTTTATAATTTTTTTTATATTGTTGATACAAAGATCAATAATATAAATCTCATGATCACCTAATTCATTATAGCCACGATTTGTAAAATTTCCTGTTGGAATTCCGTGACTGTATGGTTTTTTAATTGTTTTTAATTTCATTGCAAAAATATTGTATTTTCGTATGACAGCGTTACCTTTTCCTTGTTTACAACTTCTGCTTAAAAAACTTTCTTCGTTGTCATTGAATATATATAATGTATCGTCAATATTATTTTGTATATCATGCTGTATCATATAATTAAAATCACCAAATGTGTCACGTTTATTATAAACAGAAGCTATTATTTCAACAGTCGAAATATCATTTTCATGTGACGTCATTGAATTAATATGTGTATATATAATTTTATTATGTGTAAGGTTAGCATTGTCATAATATGCATATAAATATTCAATTTTTACGTTGAAAGTCAACAAATTATTTAATTAATAATTATTTATTAATCAAATCAAAATAATTGTGCGCGATTTTATGTTTTTTATTAACGACTAGGTGTCTGCTTAATTTTTTTATAAACGCAAATGGTGCCTGTTTCATTGATTATTTTTTCGATTTTGGTTTGATCAGTTGAACCATTCAAATACGTGACAGGTTCATTGTGGCCATAAGTACCACTTTGAGTACTTGTTTGATCAGCCGCTCCTTGTGGGTCATACATATAATCTTTGCTTTGCCCTTGCCCTACTGGATTTACGAAAACAGCGGTGTTTCCCACAATTAGTTTTTTTCCGGTTTGGGCAGGATCAACACCAACAGAACTTTCAGTTATGCACACAGCAGATTTAAGATCAAAAGAGTCACCACCCACATCAATTTGGCGATTACATGTTACAGTTGTTCTGTTTAAACTTTCATATCCCGAAAATGTCACAGGTAAAGCATTGAATTGGTATGGACGTCCAATATTACCGTATTCAACTGTTTGTTGTCGGCGATTGATGTAAAAGAAAACAACGTCACGAGAAAATACAACGGTTTGAGACTTTGGAATGATCATTTTGTTTTCTAAATACCATTGTTGCTGATCCATCGATTTTGATAATTCAATGGTATGTCCACTAGCTCTACTAGCTGCTGTAGTACCATCACCTGTGTTAGGAATGCGCACGGTAATAATAGGAACGGATGTCATGCGTGTGAGTGACATAGTGCTCACATTGTAATTTCCTGCAAATGATGGTTGTGCAAATCCGGCCATAGTATTGCTGTATGGACGTACAGCAACAAATGTAGGTCGCATAGAAAATGCACCCAGCATGCGGCGCAAAATAGTTCCCTCATCTTTTACGTATGCCATATCAGGAGAATCAAAAAGGTTGTTGTCACAGTTATCTAATGCGATGAGAAAGTCGGACACACGTTCGTTGTAATATTTACCTTGGCGAAGCTGCAATACGGAATCCCAAATTTTAGTTTGCACGATGAATCGGTTGCGTAAGTTTACCATAGGAGAATCCTTGTTGGTCACGCTTGAAACTTCATTTGGGTCAGTAATAACGTCCCAGTACATTTCAAATTCTTGGTTTGTTGTAATAGGTTTGTTTTCGTATTTATTTTTGATAATATGTCCAAGATTTGCAATCAACATACGGTTATCAATGCAATCAATCTTAATTAAAAATAATGCAGCGATTACAGGATGAATGTACGAATATTGATTATGTTTTCCGTAAACGAATTTTCCGACGAGTGCACTTGCTTGCAGGTCTGTGAATTGTAAGCTTTGTATCATAACCTGCGCGTGCAAAACACGAGTTTCGGCGTAAAGTTTTAAGATATCTTGGAGAACATCCATTTCGTTATTTTTCACGACAAGAGAATCACCCATGTGTTCGTTTTGGTCGTATCCAAAAACTTGGCTCATTCTGCTAGAAGGTCTGTTGTACGTGCTGTTAGCATATTTTGGCTCATTTACAATTTTGTTGAAGAAAGCAGTAAATTCATCATCACTGAAATCATATTTCTTAGCAAACTTTTTTGCTTTTTCCATAAGTTCATGAAGAGGCAAGTTAGAATATTTGTTGATTAGTAGTTGCTTGAATTTGCGCGATTTGCGTTCAATAAGTACAAGGCGTTGTTTGTAAAGGTCGAATGTTTTCTTCACATATTCTTCATCATTAGGAAACAATTTGCGAAGTTTAGCATACGCTTGATGGTCACTGAGTCCTTTTTTAATTAACATCTCAATGCTAGAATTAGCGTCTCTGCTTTCTTTTTTTTCATAGCTAGGTTTAGAATTTCTGTCATAGTGGGGTTTTGTGATGTCACTCATTTAGTTAAGTTATACTATATTAAATACATATTTTTTTTCTAATTAATCACAAATAAAAATTACTATATTATTTAAATTTTATATTATCCATGATGTTATGGTATGTTAGCAGATGAATAATTTGTGTAATAAATATATTTGACAATCATTTTTTACGCATACAAAAATATTATTTTCTTATATTAAAAATAAAATTTTATTTAGATTTATGTGTTAGCAATAAATTAATTTGTTACGGTGGTGTATTTATTGTGGATATTTTCATATTATTAATATGTGTTCTAAATTCTTTTTTAACTTTTAGTGCCAAATTTGTTTTAGATGATTGAATTTTATCAACTTTTAATAACGATTCTATATGTTCTAGTTCTATATCTTCATAACCATGAAACAAATCAACACATTCTTTTATTTTATTTTGTGCCAACATTTTTTTCATTATTTGATTTATATAAATATAATCAGTAATGTTCATGTTTGGCAGACATTTATTTGCGTTTAATATATTTTTTCGGTTGATACTTTTAATTGATGAACGATTGAGATCCATCGGAAAAATTAATTTTACTGAATCTGTGAGTGGATTTAATTTTGTCAATTCATATGATGTTGCAGCACATGTATAAAATCCATGAACTTCTTGCATATCCCAATTTTGGTCTCCATATATATAATTTTCGATAACGTCACCTTTTGACAAATAATCTGATATTTTTGATATATTATTATATAGACCAGCGTCTGGCTTTTTAAATTGTGTTGCACACGATATATAATTTTGGTGTATCATTAACGGCAACAATACTTTTTCCGTTTCATAATATCGAATACATGAATCGATTGATGTATATTTGTGTAATAAAATTTCAGATGTTTTAAATAAATCGAGGTCGTCATCTTTTTTTTTACTTGATCTACAATATTCGTCAATTGTCATGTCTGTTATTATAGAATTTCCGTACACATATTTTATATTTTGCAACACAAATACAAGGCGCCTAAAATCTAGTTGTGAATGTTCAATAATTTTATTTGCAACGGATGAACTTTGCAATTTTATTTTTTCCGCTTTAGTTATTCGATTTAGCAATGTTAGCATGTATTGCGGATATGGTTGCCATAATTTTATTTCGATAAAATTTTTTTTAATATCTGAAAGCAATTTATTATGTTGATTATTTGATATTAAAATTATGGGATATTCCCACGTAAGTTCATTATTTTTAATCAATGATGATATAAAATTTTTTTCTGTCGTCGATGTTAACGATTCAAGTTCATCAATTACAACTACTTTTTTATTTTTTTTTTTATTATCTATATATGACATAATATTCGTTATGTTTTATACAAAATCAATCATATTTTTATTTTTTTTGCATGTTTTTATTTTATTAAAATTGATTATTTGCACGTCATAATTTAGTTCATTCAATATTGCGTGGACACAACATGTTTTACCGACACCGCTATGTCCCGTTACTATTATTGCGCTACTTGTATCTTTTTTATTTTGAACAAAATTATATTCTTCAATTAAATTTTTGCATTCTTCATCACAATCATCATCATCTGAAAACATATGATCATTTTCTGTTTCAGCACCAGTTTCATTTTCTTTATTTTTTTTTTTAATATTTTTACGTTTTCTTTTGCTCCCGTTTTTATTTATGCTAGCCAATGCTATTTTTTTATTTTGGCTAAATGTGCTAAGCCATTGTTTAATAGCGACTATTGCTTTACCGTTTCCCACAATATCAGCAATACAATTTGGTTTGTATTTATCAGTCCATGAATGTGATTTTATGTCATTTTGTTCCTCATAATATTCCATATTTTTAGTTTATCATAATTTAATTTAATTACTATTTAAACTTATTTTGTTCAATTTTTTATCAATTTACAACGTCAAATATATTGAATATTTAATGGTTTTAAAAATTAATGCTCTATAACATTAGTTGACGTATCAATATTATTAAATATAAAAATGGATTCGTCATATAATTCAGATTCGTCTGCGTTTAAATATTCTTTTATTTTTTCACGTGATTCATAAGATTCTGTGTCGGAATCAGAATCGATTGCATTCATTGCATTAAATTGATCGATACAATTTATTTTATAAAAAAATAAATCATTCAGCGTAACGCCAACATTATTATATATTTCTGCACCATTATTTGTTTCATCATAAATTACATGTTTTTCAGTGTCTGACATGTCAATATTTAATTGTGTATAATTTTTATTTATTACATATCCTTTTTTGCTCAAGTGCAATTTATTGCATTTGCTGCTCACACAAAAACCGTGTGATAAATCATGTTCACATAATATATATTGAGATGATATTACTCCCGTGTTACAATTATAACCGCCTGGACATTTATTTTGTTCACATGATAAACATTTTTTTGTGAATAAATATAATATTTTTATAATATTTTTATCATGTATAATTTCAATATTATTCACGTCATCTTTTTTATTTATTATGTTATATATAAATTTGCGTATTGGGTCCTTACGTTGTTCTTTTAATGAATGTGCAAATACACATTTATCACCGTAACAACATTTTGTTGTTTTTAATATATTATTGCACATTAATCTTTTATTTTTTTCATCTATACGGTTACTATTTATTTGTTCTCCATTATTTATATATTCTATGTTATCGCAATAAATTCTATTTTTTTTATTTTTATTTTTTTTTGACTTTTGATATATATATGGTTCATCTGTGTGCTCAGTATATTTATTCATATGTGTGATTATTATTAAATAATATTCATAAAATATCTTTATGCATTTTATGTGCAGAATATGAATTATAATATCTATTGAATTTAATTTATAAACTTCAATATATGGAGGCAAGACATGACACAAAATTTACAAAAAATATAAATCAACAAATTATTGAAATTTCAAAAAAAAATAAATTTGGACATGACGATGCAAATAAATATAATATTTCACATGTTGGGGAAAATGATGACACAATTATTGTTAAACATAATGACATATCACAAAAATGTGCGTACGAATATCTTGGTTCATATGATACGATGACACAAACATGGTATTGGGCTTGGGGATATCATGTATCTGAAAATAAAATTAAGTTATCAAAAAAAACAATAATAAAAATAAATGACATGATAAATAAAAAAGATCCAAAATATGAATTGATAAATGTTGATATAGAATATTTAAATTATTTTACGCAAAATTCTATATTTTTATCGAAACATAATCTAAATAAATTAATAAAATTGTGCATAATGTTACTTCGTGATGATATTGTGTGGATTATACCACAAATTAAATTAAAAAATGATAAGTCGGAACAAATCAATTTTTTTATCGTAACAAAAATAATGCATATCGAATAATTATTATATATAAATTACATAATGAACACAATAAAAACAAAAAAATATTCGCTACTGTATGAATCACGATGGAGAGAAACAGAAACTAAGAAAGAATTTGACTCAGACAATATTATGTTTCCGTATCCTACTGAACGAATTGATACATATGGATATAAATGGAAAGGCGGAAAAAAACAATTTATTGATAAACTGCAAAACGTTCAAAAATTTGTAGATAAAAAAAATGTAAAAAATGATGATAGATGTATGTTATGCAATGAAAAACATGTTTCCAATATAGAATATAATATATCAAACATAATATGGAATTCTAATTTACATCATTATATCGATAAACACAATGTTAAACCAACACAAAATTTTATTGACATAATATATCGTTCAGAGCAACCAAAAAATGAAAATGCACGAGATAATATTTTTCGTGCTGATTCAGTGACATATGTTAAAAATGATTTATCTTATGTAAAATTAGATAAGATTCATATAAATATTTTTGACGCACTTATGGAACATGGTGGGGGAAACAAAAAATACAAAGATAAACAAAAATCAAACATCGTAAGAAATTCAGAACATGCAGGTTTAATAGATTACAATAATAACGGTCTTGATAAAATAATAATTTCTGGTAATACTGATCGCGTCGATAAATATGATAACGAAATATATATGCCTAAAAATATACCTGAAGCATATGATTATGAATATATATTTCATACACATCCACCGACACCAACACCAGGTGGTCGTGCTATATATGGTATTTTATATGAATTTCCAAGCATAAGCGATATATTGCATTTTATTGAACATTATAACGTCGGAAAAACACAAGGTTCGATAATTGTAGCACCCGAAGGCTTATATTGCATCAGAAAATTTACTCTCGATACACAAAAAATAAAAATCAATAAAAAAAATATGTTTGCTAAAATGAAATCAATTTATAAAATTGTGCAAGATAAAGCAATTAAAAAATATAAATTAGAATTTACTGATGAATATTTTTATAAAAAAATAGCACAAAATAAAACATATATAAACACAATAAATGATACATTGCATAAATTTTTATTACATATTGATTATTATTCAAGAACATATGATGAAATAAATGACATATGGTTTATTGATACCATATATTTACCGATTTTTATAACGGAACCAATAAAAACTGATTGATTTTTTGTCAGTTCTCACATAAAAATTTTATTTGTTTTTATTTTTTAATTTTATATTTTTTCATACATATAAATATAGTATAAATATGTTTAACGAATGCACACAAAATGTTATTTTATTTTTATTTGTAATTGGATTTGTTTACTTTTACATTCTAAAGCCAAAAGAAGCATTTGAAGATTCAACGATGGCCAATGTAAATTATGCAGCAGCATATGATCAATCACCCGACAACATGCCTGAAAGACCGACACATTACGATGCAACCACTGGTGAAATGGTATTGAGTCCAGATTTTGTACAACAACCATTAGAATATGCATGGGGAAAACCATATGTTGATAATTCAGGCGAAACAGTAAATTCTAATTCAGTAGATTACAGTTCTATCGATATAAGAAATGCACCTTGTTCAAAATCATGCTGCAGCCCACAATATCCAACTCCTTTTAAATTACATAACGATGAAAACGTATGCAAAAATAAAGATAAATTAAATTCAAGTAACTTAATGTGTAACAACGAATGGCAAGATGCCGGTTGCATATGTTTAACAAATAAACAATCCGAATTTTTAGCAAGCAGAGGTGGAAACGCTTATTAAAATATTTTTAACACGGTCAATACATATACTGTATTCATTAAATATGCATTTTCTGATAAAAATTTAATTACAACTAAATTTTTATTAATTTTTATTATTGTCGTTTAAAAATGTCCGTTTCATTTTATGATAAAAACCGTTGTCGCAATCATTTAGATTTTGCATAAAATACTCACTAAAACATTATAAAATGACAAATCCGGAAGAATTTAACATGTTAGTCAATCATATCTAAATAAAATTAGTGACACGTTTAAAAACATTAAATTAAATGATAATATTATGTTAAATTACGTTATGAATTTATCCACGCGTATGGTTTTTTTATTATGACCATAATATTGACCTACTTTGCCTCTTCTGATGATTTGTTTTTTATGGCGATAATTTGAAATATATCATGTGTATGATATTTTTTTTAATTGCTGCTCATTTGAACGCTTTATATGTCTACTATGACTGTGTGGTTTATGCAAGACCGATGAAAATGTTGAATGACCGTCGTATGATATTTGTTATGCATTAATTTTTATAACGTGCACAATATAATACAATATTCAATTTTTATAATGATCTGGATTAACCGTGTTAGTTATATTTGCGGACAGACTTAAATTTTATTATGACATTAGAATTTATTATTTAATGTCACATTATTACGAAAAAAATATTGTTGAAATAAAAAATATATATACAACATATCTTGTAAATATTATTTCGCCATTAATTTATGAAGGATTTAAATCGTTATACGAAAACGCCAATAGGATAGATCATAAAGTACAAAATGCTGAAAAAACAAATCCTAATGTATCAAATTTAGGAATTATAAAAATATTTCAATTATGTCTGAAGGAAATTCCGCAATGGAACATGCATTTGATAGACACCGAAACTAAACGAATAAAAGAACAATGTAAATGTTCGGAATGGTTTGACGATTTATTAAAGGCTGTCGTTAAGAGTCACATCGTATTGTTGACATATAATGCTAACGCTAAAACTTGTGATATTGTTAACAATAAACTGCATGAAACTGTTGATACTAATTTTTTTATACATAATTGTTATATTGAATGTGCTAAAATATTTTTTAATTATCCTGAAATATTTTATCATAATTTTTCTGCTTTGGAAATCAAGAGAAATCAGCGAGAATCTATAGATATAATTAAAAAGGCAATAGAAGAATCATTAAAAAATATGTTACCAATTAAAACAATATTACAAGAATATTTATCAAATGATTATATACGTGAAGATAAAAATATTGAAAACGAACTTAATAATTTAAAATACATGGTGCATAATGATCTAAATGGCAACATCAATAAATTTGATGGTGATGAAAATAAATTTGATGGTGATGAAAATAATTTTGACGGTGATGAAAATAATTTTGACGGTGATAATAAATATCCAAAATTAAGTAAGTCGTTACTGGTCATTGATAGCACAAAAAATATTTCATCTGACGCACATATAAATAATGCAAATAATGAAATATCAAATAAATTAGATGAGGTTGAAAAAATCATAAATGATGATAAACCAAATACACATGAAGAGATGCAACAAAAATTAAATGAACCCATGTACATATCAAGTCCGAAATCGGTCAAAACTAAAAAAGCAGCTAACTTATTTAACAACGTGCGTGTTAAATTAGTACCACATGATGAAGAGCATAAATCAGAAAATCAAGAAAAAATAAAGTTAAATGATAAACAAAATAATGATGAAGACCAATTTAATGTTCACATTATAGATAAAATAAATAATGTAAATGATGCATTTTTTGACGATTTATTAGACGTAAATGCATAAATGTTTGGTTAAATACGTTCATTTATTTTCTAATTTAATCAATATAACAAAAATGTATTGCGATATTTTAAAAAATCCAATTATTATAGGAATTTTAGTTGGTGTAATTGTTTATTTTTTTATGAAGCATAAAAATAAAAAAAATAAAAAAAATAAAAAAAATAAAAAAAATAAAAAAAAAGTTTCGCTGATTATTCCAGTAATTTCGGCAATAATTGCAGGTTTTATGGTGTGGAGTATTGACGGGTCAATGAACGTAAAAAATAACGTTGCATCAAGTCCAAATAAATCTGCAGAAATTTCATTACCTACTCAAGAAATTATAAAACAAAATATTGATGGTTCTAATCCGCTGAATATAAGTGGCGGTGTTATTGATGGCATAAATTTAGGACAACCTAGTGATAAATTACAATCGTGTCAATTAATCGGCAAGGGTATACATGTTCCTACAACTTTGCCTGACGCGTTTTTAGATATGGATATGTTTTAAATATACATTTGTGTGAATTATATGCATTATAATTTTATCAGCGGATAATATATAATATGCCCGTTAAAGATGTAGATAATGGAGATAATAAATTGCCCATACAAGAATTTAATTTAAGTTCAATGATGGTAAAAAATCCGTCGATTGTTATGGTTGCAAAAAGAGGTTCCGGAAAAAGTTGGGTATGTCGTGCAATATTAAAACATTTTAGTGATATACCTGCTGGACTAGTAATTGCACCAACCGACAGAATGAATTGTTTTTACGGTAATTTTTTTCCGGATACGTACATACATTATGAGTATAAAAGTGAAATAATAGAAAAGTTATTACATCGTCAACAGATGATGATTGATAAAAATCAAGAATATAAAAAAAGAGGTAAACGAATTGATGCGCGTGGATTTATTGTCATGGATGATTGCTTAGCCTCAAAAAGTAGTTGGATGAAAGATCAACCAATTACCGAACTATTATTTAACGGACGTCATTACGAGATAATGTATATATTGACAATGCAATTTCCACTTGGAATTACGCCAGATTTAAGAAATAATTTTGATTACATATTTTTGTTGGCGGATGACATAATGTCAAATCTAAAACGTATATATGACCATTATGCAGGAATGTTTCCTGATTTTGGTTCATTTAGGCAAGTATTTGGACAAATTACACAAAATTTTGGATCTTTGGTGATAGTTAATAGAGGTGCTCGCGTAAATTTTTTAGATAAGATTTTTTATTACAAAGCTCCCAATACAGGAGATGAAATAAAAATGGGTTGCAAACAATTTCGTCAATATCATGAAAAAAATTTTAATAAAGATTGGAAGAAAAAAAATAAACAATTTCAGATTGATGAATTTTGTTCAAAAAAGAAAAAAGATAAAAGTTTAATTCAAGTTGATTTAAAAGAAATTTCAGATAGTAAAAAATAATTATGATTGACTCACAAAATATTTATTAACTTCTCCTGATTTTCGAACATTGTAATCATATAAACTCGCAACCCATGGTGATGGTTGTGTAAATATGGCATTAAATATTTGTGATGGTAAAATTGGTTCATTCTGTTCCTCCTCAAATGTTCGCGGAATGTATTTATATATATATTTTGTTTCAGGTTCACATTTTGTCATTTGTTTTTGACCTATATATATCATAATAAATATTATTCCAAATAATAACAAAATAAATATTATGTTCATCTATAAAATAAAATTATATTTTATTTTATGTTACAATAAAATAAATATTATGTTCATCAATAAAATAAAATTATATTTTATGTCATATTAAATAATTTTTATGCATCCACACTTGATACATTTTCAGATTTTTTTTGTGCCTCCAAATGTTCTCGTTTTTTGATGAGTGCATTATATTCTTTTTCAATAGTTTCAAGATCGTCATCAATTGAGTCTAAGTTTTTTGTTCCATCATTTAATTTTTCTACATTTTGCTCAAGTATTTTGCGCTCATCCTTTGCAATTTTTTCTGCTTTTTGAATTTTATCGGTGGTCTGGATGTCACTTTTTGTCTCTCGTACGATTTCATCATCCATAATACGTTCATTTTTTTGTTTTAATTTTTTATTTAGTCTATCCCTGACATTTTGTTTGCGTCCTCGTTCTGTATTGTGCGATTTTCGTTCTTCATCAATACCCTTTTCACGCATATCAGTTCTTCGCTTTTCTTCTTCCTTCTTTGCATTTTTCTTATTTTCTTTATACCCGTCGTGTAATTTTTGCATTTGCCCTTCCATATATTGATGATCTGCGATTGTATTTGGATCAGGGTCCCATCCTAGCCATTTACCACATTCTCCAACAAATACATCAAAATCAGGATCCGAACGTCTTATTTCGTCAGCATGTTTATTTGCTTCTTCTTGAGTTTCAAACGAACCTCTAATTTTTAGTGCTCTAACTTTACATCCTCGAATGCCCTCAGGTGACATAAATGATACACATGTCCATTTTTGTCCAACGATTGGTGTATCTTCTGTTAATGTGTCAATTTTTTTTTCGATTTTATCGCTCATTTAATGATTTAAAATATTAATTGTTTAAGTGTTTTAAAAATATTCAATATATTGTATATGTTGGAATTGTTATGTCAATAAAAGCAAATAAAATTGTCAACAACATGCTAACAATTATCATTTTTGTCATATGGTCATTTTGTTGACACATATAATCATTAAAATTATGCGTCACCAAAAATGATGCCAGAGAAAAAAGAAAATATTTTATGACTTTTGTTTTGTAACTTTTACTTATCATAATATATTTATGATGTGAAATAAATTATTTTAGTGCATTATAAATTATGCAAATTATATCATATTTATATATACAAATTATGTTATGCACTTGGATGAAATTTCCATCCCACATCTCCACATATTGGTTTCCATATTATATCTTGTGCGCGTAATTTTTCTCTGCTTTTCAATAACGGAAAATAACATAAAAATTCAGTTAAACCAAGAAGCTCAAATATTTTATGCAATACAAATGAATAACTTAAAAAATTTGTTCTATCACGCGGACAATATTTTGCAAACGGTTCTTGGATTTTTTTGAACATTATTTTAATTTGTTCTTCCATGTCACGACTTAATGTGGGCGCAGGTTTTCCTGTTATTTGTGACATTATATATGACATATGTTCATAATATTGATGCAATCGTAATTTTTTTAATATGGATTTCATTTTTTGAAAATGAAGTTTATGAATATTAATTTTATTTTTATGAATTTCGTTGAGAATTGACTCAAATATTTTAGGCGGAATTTTAATTGATTCTTTTGCTTGAAATTGATTAAGACATTCTATTAGGTGATTTAACCGTTTGTATGGATATGCTGGTTTTTCTGTCCCTACTTCTTTATAATTAGGTATATCGCTTTCAATTATAATATCATCAAATTTGCCACATTTTTGACAAACACAAATGCCATCTGATTGAACCAATATTTTTTCAATATTACAATCTGTACACCAAAGAGAATAATGTTTTTTCTTCAAATATTTATTTTTTCCGCTCAACATTAAATACTCATCATATAATGTTGCTTTATTTGTAGCTATTTTTTCAACTTTATCATTTTGTTCAATTTTTATTTTGTCGACTGCATTAGGTTCACTAAAAAAATTTAATATTGGTTTACTACTTGACTTAATTTCTATTATTTTCATTCGCTTTTTTGTTGGTTTTTTATGTTTCCGTTTTTGTTGACTTTGTTTACTTAATTCTTTTAATTTTAATGATTGCAAATTAATATTGCTTT